GCTCTGCGAACCCAAGAAAGGGTTTCACGGGGTTCATCAATGAGTTGATCGTTCCAAGAGAAGACGATCGAATGGAAGAAAGTGTGGGGGAAGATTGCTCTTCCCTCCCCTGACTTCCATCGTATTCGACTCCCTTGAAATTAGCAACCACGTTGATATTCCCCGTGGATATACTCTTTCTCGAGCCTCGCGTGAAGAACGCGAGGAGCGCAGAGTGTTCATTGTACTCTGAGGAACCGGCTCTATTAATAAAGCCAATGGTTCTAATCTCATATCGCTGTAAGTCACGATTCCATCTGACCAAATGGTCAGGTGGATACCATGCTGAAGCTGTATAAGATACGAGTCCAATGTAGCCGCTTCGCGGTCCTTTGATGAGGAGGTTCTTTCGAATCCTTCCATCAATCGATCGTATAAGTCTATCACTAGCATTCCAGTATCCTTTTAAATAGAGGTTATTGGCGGTGTCAAGTATAGACTGCCACGAAGCGGTTCCGTCGGATGTGAGACACTGAGGTTTTACTGGGGTTACGTCGTAACCCTCGTAAAAATCACCACCACACGATTCGCGAAACTTGCCTTTGAAGAAAGATTTTTCTTCATTGACTTGTAGCTCGAGGCAGTGTAGTGAGTGTACCACATCAGCATACTTAGAGCTCGGGACGATAATATCGTCACCGAAGACCCTCACTTTGCTCGACATAGCTCTTATCTTAGGAAGAGTAATTTTTCCTTCGATAGAAGCTCCTAGAGCCATACAAAGAAAGAAAATACTTTGTATGGGAAAAGTGACGGCAGTACCCTGAGCCGCAAACTTACGGAGACGGTAGTAACGCGTATCGCGTCCTACTGAATCTTTAAGCCAGCGAGTTCTGCATGCATGAAGAGCTTGCAACAGCGTAGGATTACGCCGAAAACATCTCTCAACAGCATAGCATGATAGTCTATCCGACGCCGATTTTAAATCGATTGTCGAAAGTGAACTATCAAGGGAGCCCCTTCTAGCCATGTCTTGGGAATGGTGTTGACCACTGAAACAGATTAGATCTGTTCCAAATATGTCTTCCATTCTCTCCACAAGGAACGCTCTAATGAGCTGCTGACAGAACATATGTTCTGACGGTTCAGCTGCAATAAGGCGCATAGTTTTCGCCGTTTTTGGAACGGCTACTAACCTAGAAGGCACCTCATGATTAATGAGGTGGTCTACACTAAAGGATGAGTTAGCAACTGCAAACTCACTCTTAGGGTAAACAAGGCTAAGCTTTGTGGTCCAATTGGTAAAACGATACTTATCGAAATACCTACCAGACCGTTCAGCTACTGCACCAGGTCCGTGCTTAAGGCCGGTACCGGAACCTTCGAAGAACTTCTTGTCTGAGTAGACAAGAGGATCGAAGGATCCGAGTTCGGCTGCGATAATGTCTGCGACTTGCTGACATCTCGCAAGTAAACGTCTCGATTCTGTCCGGTCAACTTCTCTTGGCTGCTCGCCAAAAAGAGGTAGATCATCATCCAGCACGTCACAAAAGTGAACGCGATGGAAACCAGAACGAGAATGGAATTCTTCGGAGCCCCAACTGTTAGTTGGGGTCCTGAGAGTTCCTTCGACGTGCGCGTACTCCTCTAGGGCTTTTTCAAGTCTATGTGGAGCACACG